AGAATTGAAATAATTTTTTCCAAGTCTGTTTCCGACCCAAAAATCAAAACTTGTTCTCTTGTTGTTGTCGTTGTTCTTTACTTTAACAACATAATGATTAAAATTGTTTTTGTCCCAAGGGCTAGCTTTTTCTCCCTTAAAATCTGCGCTGATAGTAAATTCTCTAAAGTTGATTTTCATTTTTGAATCCTCCAATAATTTATTTTGGTATTATGATTATAAGCCATTATAAAAAGATTGTCAATAATTTTTTGGAAAGTTTTTAAAAAGAAAGACAACAAAAAGAATCATGTAAAAAAGAACAACAAGCAAAGAAATAATTTCATTGTTAAAAAAGAATCCAACTAAAGGAAACCATTTCCAATTAATTTTCATAGTTAAAACCCCCTTGTTAAGATGTAGCCATTATATAAATAAAAAGATATTATGTCAACGACTTTGTTTTGTAACTTTTTCGATTTCAATTTTCCAACCCACAAATTGAAAAATGGAATTCAATTTTCCAACGGAAAAATCAATTTCAATTTTCCAGCTCGGTTAATGTTACACAGTCTGCCATTTTGCAAAATGAAAGACTGTAAAGAAGGAAGACTATCATATTTAAAAACGAAGAATAAAAGAAGAAAGGGCAATCATTTTTTAATATGACAAAATTTTATTTTTTATCATCTGTCTTTTATCAACCATCATTTTTCTTTTATCTATTTTTTATGTTATCAAATCCAAATCCATAAACATAAACATATTCATATACATATACATATACACAAACATATACATAAACATATACATAAACATATACATATATAAATACATAGACATATATATAAAAGCCCCATATAAAGCCGTATAAAGCCTTATTTGAAGCGTTTAAACAAATCATAATACAAAATCACAGACCAAAAAACAAAACCAAATTAAAGCCATTAAAAAAGAAAGAAAATAAAAAATTTTTTGTTTTGCATCGTGGGGAAAATCTTTGCAGGAAAAATTTTTTTTGCTGGAAAAATCCTTTTTATATAATGCTGGGGAAAATAAAAAAAGATGTAATTTCACATAAACCGAAAAAGATTTTAAAATTTTTTTCATTTTTTAAAGTGAAAAAAATTAAAAATTTTGTCATTTTGAAAAATGAATATTTTTTCATTTTGAAAAATGAAAAAATTAAAAATCGGTCATTTTGAAAAATGAATATTTTTTTCATTTTGTTTTTTCATTTTTTAAAATGGCCGACTATATATACTTATATATCTGGGGCAAAATAAAAAATCGTTTAATGTCATGCGCACTTGACCCCCACATTTCATTGTCAAAACTTTAACAATCTCCCCCTCCCTCACCTCTGTTAAAAATTTCACAATCTCCCCCTCTGCATATTGAATATTCATTTTTCATTTGTCAAAAATTTAACAATCTCTTTCGTGAAAATATGCAAGTTAAAATTTTAACAATCGAGGAGGCCAATTGTCAATTTTTTAACAATCTCTTCATTTTGAAAAATGAACGACGGGAGAACATTTTGTTAAATTTTTAACAAGCGAGGGTATAAAAAAAGAGGGGGAAATGCTCCCCCTCGTTTTCAAGTCTCCCATTCGTTGAAAATCTTGACAAGCTTTGCTCCAGTTTTCCTCGCGCACGAGGTGAGCTTTGCTTTTTCCTGCTCTGTGAGTCTCTGTCCCTCTGCGAGTCTCAGCTTTTCCACATTTTTGCAAAAGCCTTTAATAACTTCCTCTGTAATTGCTCTGCAAAAGTCTACGCAGTTTGAATACTGCGAGGCAGTTTTGAAAAAGCACGAGCGAAACTCGAGGGAATAATCGTGTTGAATATTGATAAAATTAGTATGCTCAAAGGCGTCCGTTCTCGTTGAGATAGGACGATTCCACTCGCCGAAATCTCTGCCGAAAATAGCCGCAGCTTTCGTTCTGTTTCCTACCATAGCCTCAGACAAGGGAACGAAAAGAGAATGGTAAAAACGCCCGATGTAGCTGATATAACGGGAGTTGATGTAGTCATGATGTCCGACATGGAGGTGAGTCCCACACTCTGCTCCAATTCTCATATCCCCTGCTCTGATTAAATCCTCGATAGAGGGGAGGAAAGCCTTGAGCGCATTAGCGCCCTCGAAGATCGGGCTCTTGTATTCCACGGAAACGGTGCAATCAGAGGTCGGGAGGTAGTCCTCTACGCAAAGCTCCAGCCTTGCTCTGAGGGAGGTGTAGCTTGTTTCAAGCTCCTGCGAATAGGTGAGTCCGTTGGCTTTCCTCGTCCCTCTGCGAGTTCTGTTTTCGTCAGTATATCCCTCAAGTCTCCGAGCATGAAATTCGCAGAGGAAAGCATTTCCTCCACCTCTGCGACGAGTCTCAAACTTGACAACTCCCAGAGCATTGCAAGAGGGGCACTGGCATTTCGGCATACGATTGTTTCCCATGATTTTTTGTTCTCCTTTAAAAAATATAATTTGTTGCGCACTTGAGCGCGCATATAACATAAAATGAATATGATTTTTTGTCAAATTCATAACTTTTTTATATCGTTTCTCTATTGTTTCTCCATTCATTTTTCAAAATGAGTAACTTTTTTAAGAGAATTGAAAAATGAATATTTATAAAATATGCACGAATATTCGTGAATAATGAATAAAATCCGCCCCTTAAAAATTCCTTTTGTGCAATTTTTTAGTCATTTTGAAAAATGAAAACATACCCAAAACGGCCATTTTTCAATTCGTTTTTTGTGTTTCGCCCTTAAAAGTTACCAAAACTCCCCCAAATTTCTATTTATCCAAACTATTCACTCTGAAATGAATATATTCATTTTGTGCAATATGTAGAATATTTTTTTATGCCTTTTAAAAGTTATCAATTTTATATGATTCTCTATAATCCCATAACTTTTTACTCCCCTTTTTATACTTTATACAAACTTTCCCCCTTATATCTACCATTCATTAGTGCAATGTGACAATATCCAGTTTTTATTCAAAAACCCTCGAATTCTTATATAATTATTCATTTTCATTCCTCTTTTTCATGCATTTTCCTCTTTAAATTTTGCATAAAATAACTTTTTTACCATAAAACCCCCCTAAAACGAAAAAAATTAATGAATTTTTCAACTTATATTTATTCAAGAATCGGCTTCGGTTGTCGATAGAGTAAAGATACCACTCCCACCTCAAACGGCTTTTTCGGTTTTCTGCGGCCTTATACGGCATTTTGAAAAATGACGGGTTTTTTGACTATACTATACAAGACATAGTATTATATATTGCATAGTATAAAAATTAAAAATCTTAAACTATAATTTGAAAAATGAAACCGCAATAAAAGCCCTCATATCATAGTTAAATATGTTTAACTGTAGTATGATGTTTTATACAATCGTTTGATATATGAAACAATTGTATGATGGATGCAACAAAAGGATGGAAGGAAGGAAGAAGGGGAGATATATCGTAACTCGATATATCAGAGTTTGATATATTGGAGGTAGATGTATAGGAGTGTGATACAACAACGCCCGCCGTGTGTAATTGCACGAGGGCGAGGGCGAGGTTTTAATAATCATTCATTTTGCAAAATGATACACTTTTCCGCTATATTTATTCATTTATCAATCATTTTTCAATATGGTCAAGTTTCCCCTAAAAAAACTACCATATAAGGATAATTATATGGTAAAAAAGTATAGTGTTTTCAATAATTTTCGGCTTTTTCAGGGGCAGAGGGGGCTATATATGGACAAGGAGAAGCAAACCGAACCGATTTTCCGGTGCAGTACATACAACCGACCCACTACAAATCCCCACTTTCCCTTATCCCCCAACACTTTCAAAACTTTCATTTTTCAAAATGACAACTTCTAAAATTTAACACCTGTCTAAAATTGAACACTTGTCTAAATATTCACAAATTATTAACATATTAAAATTTGACTTTTATTTTCATTTATGATATAATATGAAAAAAATTACTATATATTATATTATATAAAACAAAATTTTTATTGGACGGAACGGGAAATAAAATTTTTGTTTTATTGCGGGTGTGGGCTGCAAAGCCCTCCTAAATTTTTGGATATAATACAAATTTTTATAAAACCTGAAAGTATTGCAAATACAAGACTTTTTTAATTTTTGGATATTTTCTGGTTCATATAGAAACGAAAGTATTATTGTACCACAAAATATCCAAAAATTTAAATTTGATATAAGGATACAAGCTACTATACGGTACGGGCGAAGCGGCGCTAAAGACGCAAGCATCACCAAGTCTGAACCAAGCCGAGAAGTATATCCAAATTTGATGACATTTTGTAACTAATTAAATTTTATTTTTAATATTAGAAAGGATATTATATATATGAAAAATCTTCCCCAAAGAAATGAAGAAGATTTCATTGAAAAATTAAATAATATTAAAGGGCAATCTTTAACTTATAAGAAAATATGTGAATTATTAAATGAACCTATTAAAAGTAGTGATTCTAAAAAGAAACAAATAGAAGAATGGCAATTATTTTGTGATATAGATATTAGTAAAAATCCCACAAGATATATAGTGTTAGATGTTTATGATGGAAAAATTGAATTATTAAAAGAAATAAATACCAATAATAAATATCAAACTATATTTGAAGGGGGATTATATAAAAGATTATTAGATAATAAAGGAAAACCATTATATGTTTCCAATATGGAATTATTAAGCCTTTTCCATGAAGTCAATGAAAATTTTAGTTATAGTTGCAATACTGGTTATATGAATTTATTAGGGGGCAATTATAGGACTTTAAATGAAATGAGCCAAATAGTCTATAAGATATTAAAAAGATGGACTTCAAGAAGAATGGAACAAATGGAAAAAAGAATGGTTATAATTAATAGAAAAGGTTTTAGATTATATTCTAAAACTAAAGGTGGGGCTATAGTTATTACTAATGTTGAACCAAATAGTAAAATTGAAAAATTATGTCAGGAAATTTATGATAAGGCTGCAAAAGAAATTATGCCAGATAATTGGACTGGTGAATGGGTTACGGCTTGGAAATGGGAAAGATTTGAAGAAAGAATAAAAGAATTAGTTATTCAATATTTTGAAGGGGAATACATAGATATGAGAAGTATTAATATTATTTCTCCACCAAGACAAGAATATTTAATTAAAAAATTAAATGAAATTTATGGGCAAATTCCTGAATTAAATAAAATAAATGAAGAAACTTGCAGAAAATTATTAACAACTAAACAATTAGATAAATATACAGGAGAACAAAGACAAAATCTAATTGATTTAACTATTAAACAAAATCCTGAAGTTTCTTTAAGGGATAAAATTAAAAATAAAAATAAAGAATGGAAATAAAAAAAGAAGGGGGAAATTAAAATCCCTCTTCTTTTTTATTTATATTTTTTAGGGGAAAAATTATTGGGGGCAGTGTTATATTCTTCTTCAAGTATGCTAAAATTTGCTTTACAACTTTTACATGGTTCAACAATCATTTTACTCATTAATTCGTCCCAATTATTATTGTCATCACTTAAAGGAACATAAATACAATCATTACAACAAATATATTCATTTTGTTCATCTTTTTGTGGAATAATGATTTCTTTTTGATTGTCGCCCATATCAATTCTATAAGTATCAATAATTTCTTCATTATCATTGATTGCACACCAAATAAATCTTAAATAATTAATACTGTCCTGAATTTTTTCAAGGGCATCTTCTTTATCTTCCCAATTGTTTTCTTTAATTTTATCCAAAAGGGAAATAAAATGCTTTTTCCAATAATGCCAAATTGTTTGCGGCATTGTAGTCCCATCTACTGCTGCCCCTGTTCTGAAATTATGAAGGGCATCACCACTTTGCGCAGTATATTTTCTATTCTTTTCTTTAAGGGTTTTTAAGCTTTCTGCTTCAAGTTCATCAATAAGCTGTTCAAATCTTTCTGTGGTTATTTCATCCACATCCTTTCTTTTAAAATTTATTATATTATACCACAATATTTTATTTATGTCAAGTACGATTTGGCAAATTATACAAGACCTTACTTGACTTTTTGGTTAAATTGTGGTATAATATGCATAGTTCCAAAGCATAAAGAAAGGAGGATAAAGTGGTTTGGGAAGAAATGTCTTATAATAAATATGGGCAATTATCTATGGTTCAAAGACTAAGGGAAGAATATGAACCTGATTATATATATTTTTGTATTGAAATTATTGACGAAGAGGACGAAGAATACCAAGATGAGTTTATCAAAACAAATATATCTTTATTCTATTGATACAAGTCATTTTTATACTGATGAAGAAAATATTATACATAAAAGATTATTGAAATTATATGAATTAAGGAAGATTTTGAAAAATGAAAATATTATTAAAAAGACAAGTATTGATAATGATTGGGATTTTTGGCGAAAAACAACAAATAAATTGATTGCCGAGGAAAAAGAAAATTTAACAAAGTTATTAAACAAAAGATTAAATAATCCTTCGCCAAGAATTCTAAAAGAAGAATCACTTAAAGATAAATATATTATAACATTGTTTGATAGTTCCCTCACAAGGGCTTTAAAATTAAATGCAGGAGAATTGACAAAAGATTTATTTATCTTAAATGTTTATTTCTTTCAAGTCTTTGAAAATTTAGTTAAATATGGTTTTATTTATAATGATGAAAAATATATTTTCTTTACTGCTTCTGCTGGACAAATAAGAACTAAAAGGGCAGTTTTTATAAAAGAAAGTAGATATAAAGAAATTGAAAAAAAGATTATGTGTGGTTTATCTATTGAAGATATAAATAATCAAGGTGGAATAAACCCAAATAAATTTTTAGCTTATACTGCTTTATGCAATTCTGCTACAGACCCTTGGGAAACTTTTGATATTGATAAGTCTATTGTGGTGCAAGATTTTGAAACTTATGTTCCTTATGTTGTGGATAATATAAACGAACTTAATTATAATATAACAAGAAAAGAAATGCCAATTAAAATTCCACACATGGACGGATGCGGAATTATGTTAGATGAAACAACTAAAATGATTAGGCTTCCATGGATTAAAGGTCTTTTGGTAACTTTTCCATTTGACAATTTTATAAAAGAAAAATGCCCAAATGGAGAATGTATAATTTATGATATTTATGGTGAAGCCCATGATATTCTTAAAGAAAATATTAAATATATTTTTACTGAAAGCCAATTTAAATTGGCAAAATATTATAAGAATTGGAATGAATATAAAAACAATTTTAAAAAATATAATTGTGAAGCTTGTTACTGTAATGAAGAAGAAGAAAACATTCCAAATTCTACCATAAATTATCAAATGCTTCAAACATTAAGTGATATGACAGATGATGAAGTTAAAAAAATTACTGTTAAAACCAATAAAATTATTGAAGATATTGGTAGTGATTTTCAAACTTCTATGAGAATATTAGGAGCAACTTCTTATAACAAAACACCAAATTATTTTCAAAAAGCCCTTATGTTATATCCAGAATTATTTAGAGATACTTATCATAAAGAAATTTTAAAACAAACACAAAAAAGTTATATTAAAAAGGCAAAAAGTGGGAAGCTTGCCATTGATGGAAAATATCAGTTTATCAGTCCTGATTTATATGCTTTTTGTGAATTTCTTTTTTTAGGTGAACAAAATCCAAATGGGCTTTTAGAAGATGGGGAAGTTTATAGTAATTTACATAAAGATGGTAAAGAACTTGCTTGTTTAAGAAGCCCACATTTATATAGGGAATGGGCTATTAGAAAAAATAAAAAAACAGAAGAATTAAACAAGTGGTTTGGAATAACAAAATGTTTATATATTAGTTGCCATGATTTAATTACAAGAATTTTACAATGTGATTCTGACGGCGATAAAAGTTTGGTTGTCCAAGATAAGTCTTTAGTTTCTATTGCAAAAAGAAACATGAAAAATATTGTTCCTTTATATTATGAAATGAGAAAATCTAAAAGTGAAATTTTAACTGGTGATTCAATATATCAAGGAATGATTAGAGCTTATACTGGTGGAAATATCGGACCGATTTCTAATAAAATTTCAAAAGTTTGGAATAGTGAAAACATAGGGCAAGAACAATTAGATGCAGTAGCATGGTTATGTTTTTATAATAATTGTGTTATTGACCAAGCTAAAACACTTTGGTTGCCACAACCACCAAAAGAAAAAGAAGCCATTATAAAGAAATATACAAAAGGCAATCTTCCTTATTTTTTTAAATTCGCTAAAGATAAAGAAGATGACCAAACTGAAGCACCTAATTCATCTGTAATGAATAGAATTTGTCAAAACATTTATGACAAAAAAATAAATTATTGTAAAACAGTTGGAAAAATGGATTATAGAATGTTGATGAATAAAGATGCTAATTTTACTATAAATGAAATTCCTATTATTGAAGCTTATAATTATTATACTTCAAAATGGTATTTTCTTTATAAAATTGACGATGATTTCATTGATGATGAATATGTTTGGGCGTTTAATAATATAAGAAATAAATTATTAACTTTTGGTGAAAAAGATTTTGTTGTAAATACTTTAGTTGCTTATTGTTATACAATTAAAAAGTATTCCAATAAAAAATTATTGTGGTCTTGTTTTGGAAAAGAAATTGTAAAAAATTTAGAAAAAAATACACAAGACCTTGGAAGAATTTGCCCAATATGTGGTAAAAGATTTACCCCTAAAAGGGGTTTGCAAGATATATATTGTTCTGAAGAATGTAGTAAAAAACATAAGAAAAATAAATAGGTTAAAAAACTTGAAGCTATTGTGCGACAATGGTTTTAAGTTTTTATATATTAAAAAATTCCCAACATTTAGGGAAACGCAATAAAAAATGCGTTAATATTTATAAAAAATTAGGAGGATAAAAATTGGATTATTTAAAATGGATAGAAATTATAATTACTATTTTAGCTGGTTTAGCAGCGGCTATTCCTCTTGTTATTAAATTAGTTGCTGTTGTTAAAGAAAATGCTGAAAAAGGTAATTGGAACAAAATTGTTAAAATTGTTCTTGAACAAATGGTTGAAGCTGAAAAAAATTATACTGAAGGTACTGCTAAAAAAGCTTGGGTTATGAATCAAGTTCGTGTTCTTGCCAAAAATCTTGAATATAATTATACTGAAATTGAAGAAGCCAAGGTTTCTGCTATGATTGATGCTATTTGTGAAGCTGCAAAAATTATTAATGTAGAACCCGTTGTTCTTGAACAAGTTGAGTAATTGATTAAATTTTAATTTTAAAAAAGCATCCCTTGAAAAAAGGGGTGCTTTTTGTTTATAAAGGGGATTTTTATGACAATAGAAGAAGCAAAAAAGAAACTTGTTGATTGGGCTGTTTCCCAAATTGGTTATCACGAGGGGGCAAATAACTATAATGAATATGCCCCATTGTGGACGCAAGCGGGAGGATGGAACGCTCAAAATCAGCCGTGGTGTGATATTTTTTATGATGTAGGAACTATTGTATGTTTTGGTCTTGAACTTGCTTCAAAGTTAACTTATCAACCAATTGGTGGTTTTTCGGCATTATGTTCTGCTTCTGCTCAATTTTATAAAAATAATAAAGCTTGGTTTACAACTCCTGAAGTTGCTGACCAAGTATTTTTTTATAGTGGTGGAGGTATAAATCACACAGGAATTGTGGAAACAGTTAATGGTAGTTATTTTACTACTATTGAGGGGAACAGTTCGGATATGGTAGCTCGTAGGAGTTATTATGTTGGTAACTCTTATGTTGCTGGTTTTGGTAGACCCAATTGGTCTATGATTAATTTATTTGATTCATCTAATAATTCTACTAATAATAATACAAATAATTTTTCACCTTCAACTCCAACCATTACCCCTACTCCAACTCCTTTTGTGAAAAGTATTTATCCTTTAATTAAACGAGGAAGTTCTAGGAAAATTGCTGTTCGTGCTATGCAAAAATTATTAGATTGTAAAGGGTATGATTTAGGTAAATGGGGCATTGACGGCGATTTTGGATGGGACACTTATCAAGCACTTCGGAATTTTCAGAGAAAGAATGGGCTTTTGATTGATGGAGAATGTGGAGATTTCAGTTGGTGCTGTTTAATTAGTGGCAAAACTGATGGTTCACAACCATCTATATTAAAAAAAGGAAGTTCTTCTGAATCTGTAAAAAGCGCCCAAGAACTTTTAATTTTGAATAATTGTGATTGTGGTAATTATGGTGCTGATGGAGATTTTGGTAATGATACTGTAAAAGCAGTTAAAGATTTCCAAAAGAAAATAATGAATGTATCTCAAACAGGTATTATAGATTTAAATGTTTGGAAATTTTTAATAGGTGGTTAAAACATGAAAAAAAATAAAGAAAAAAAAGAAAAACGAACAATGGATTTTATATTAATTATTGTTGGGATTCTTTTAATAAGTTTTACAATCGCTATGATTATTCTTTTTAAAAAATATGGTAGTGTTCCAGATACTTTGATTACTTGTGTTTTTGCTGCATTGGCGAGTGAATGTGGTATTATGGGATGGATAAAAACTACTAAAGAAAGAAATAAAAATAGAGAGTGGCAATTAGAAGATGAAAAAAGAAATAGAAAGGATAATAAGGGGAATTAAAATTGCAATATTTAAATAATGTAATTGAAGCTACTAATTCTTTTGATAATAAAGAAATTACTATTCAAGAGTGGGTTTCTCGTATTTTAGGAGAAGAATGGCGTAATATTTATTCTGACGAATATTGCAGAAGGGCTGAAAAATTTTTCTCTTTGTTTATAGAGAAGTTTGATGAAACTTCATTAGAAATAACAGACAACGATGTATTAAAAATTATAATACAAAAAGAAGCTGATTTAAAAAGAGAAAAAGAAAAAATACGGCAAGAAAAAAATCAATTAGCCGAAAATTATAGATGGCAAGCTCGTAATGAATTATTCCAAGAAAAAATTTTAAATGCGATTGAAAAATTAGAACCATTAAAATCAGTTAAGTTAAATCAAATTGAAAATAATTTCATTTTGCAAAATGAAAATAATAATACTGCTTTATTATGTTTAAGTGATTTTCATGCGGGGAGTACTTATGAAGTTAAAGGTTTTAATAATGAGATAATTAATAAATATAATTTTGAAATTATGGAAGATAGATTACATAAACTTTCATATAAAATTATTAACGATAATAAAAATTATAATAAAATGGTTATTGCAATATTGGGCGATGCATTTGAAAATGTTTTAAGATTATCTAGCCTTATGAAATTGCGAGAACCTGTTTTAGATACAGTTATAAAATTTAGTGAATTTTTATCTCGTTGGATTGTTAATTTACAATTAAATCTTAAAATTCCAATTAAAGTAATTTGTGTTGGCGGGAATCATGATATACAAAGACTTCTTGGAGACAAACCATCTTTAGAAGATGAAAATTTAATGAAAATTGTTGTTGAATTTTTAAAATTAAGATTACAGAATATTCCAAATATTATTATTGCAAATTATACAGATGCAGCTATTGAAAATATTAGGGGCACTTCTATTCTTTTTCAACATGGAGAAGATAAAGATTTAACAACAACAATTAATTATTTTGAAAATTTATACAATATTAAAATTGATGAAATATATGCTGGACATTTTCATAGTCCAGAAACAAAAACAATTGGTCTTTCTGTTTTAGGTGATAGACAAATAAACAGGGTTGGTTCTATTTGTGGATTAGACCCTTTTTCTAAGAAGGTTAGAAAAGCTGCAAGACCAAGCGCTTATATTGCCCTTTATTCTGAAGAAGGAAAGGGATGGAATAAAACAATCTATTTATAATAAAGGGGAAGAATAATGATTACAACTATTGAAACCAATGGTAGAAAATATAATGAATTTGCTGGTACATCATTAGATACAAAGCCTACTGATGGTGTTGGTACTGGTAGTATTTTTGTTGAGGTTGATACTGGTAAAGTATTTTTTTATAATGAAGCTGGAAATACTTGGGTAGAACAATTTAGTTTTCAGCAAGAATAAATAAAGGAAGGTAATTGCCATGCATAATTACTGGACTTTAATGAAAAAGTTAATATGGTTAAAAATTTTACAAGGCGCTTCTTTTATTGTTGAAACAATTACAGGGGATTCCCCAATTACATTAACAAATTCAATAAATTCAACAATAGTAAGTCTTAAACAATATGGTAAATGTATTCAAAATGGAACTCCGACTCCTTCCATTCCTGTGGATATTGTGTGCAACAACGGGGCGCTCCGCATGGTGCATCGGAGCGGTTTGCCAAGCGGCTACAAGCTGTTGGAGTATGTAGGGAGCAGCGGCGAAGCATATGTTGTCACCGATGTTTTTCTCGCAAGCACAGATGTCGTCGAAGCGGAATTTCGTAACAGTTCAACGACCGGGTACGGTGCGCTTTACGGCGTTTTT